AGCAGTTGGGTTTGATCCTGCTGAATATACACCTATTTCAGAAATCTCATAACGTTCTTCTGTTGGCAATTCTGCAGTCAAAACAACCTTAGCAGTGCCATCATCTTCTTTTATAAAACCACGTGATGTTATTGGTACACGGAACATCTCAAAGTCTAATGTCTTTTGGTCTGAGTAGTCTCCGAATGTATCATCTGGTGCCAATGGCTTAGGACCACAGCCCACAGCAATGTATGAGGCATACGCTGGTGACTGCCCCACTAAATATTTTGCAATTATAGACTTACCGTTATTAGTTATCATATTTATTCCACCCCATATATTGTATCACTAAGAACAACCCCTTGTTGAAGTATTTGAACCTCTACTTGCTCTTCCTTGCCCATATTTATAACATTTATTATTATGCTACCGTTGGCTGGATCGCAATAAACAATTTTACAGTTATCAGTATCAGTATAATCTTCTAAATTATTTGGATCATTGTATACCCTTGTATACCCAGTTCCACAATCTGGTGTCTTATCTTCTAATTTAATTGGAAAGTTTTTAAAGTAAGAATCAGATGTTTTTTGTAATGCTAAAATATTTTGTGGGTTATATTGAAAAAATATAGAACTAAGATTTTTAATTGGTTTATATATAACGTCTTGTCCATTAATTAAATCGTTTCTTGATATATTAATTAGTTCGTGTCCACCAATATCTTCAAAAACTAAATCTGTCATTACCTCAATAGGAACAGATTCATCTGGCATTAAGATTAAGTCTGGTGTTGCTATCTTTACTGGTAATGTAGAACTTGTAGTATTGCTAGACTGTGGAAGTTGTGGAGTTGAACTAACCATTATGCTACCTCACTTAAATAAAGAGTCATGTCTGGACCATTGATGCTTTTAGAATATTCAATATAATAAACAACATATCTTGTATTTTCTATTTTTTCTAAATTTTCACGAGTATATTTTATTGAAACAATATCACCTAATTGGATTGTTGGATTACTAAAAATTTTAACACCTATTGCTTTTCTTGGCTTACTGATTTTTGAAAGAAGCCACTTCATTAAATTATTTGCATCATCTTGTGTTTGAATATATCTACTGTCTATAGAAAAATCTTTTTTCCCGTAGGTCATTCTGCTTAACTTAATATCTTCATAATCTTTTTTAACTTTAAACGGTGAAATAATAACATTAGAATCTTCGATTACTGGATCAGACATTGAACTATTTTTTGAAAAATAATCATCTACTTTTAATTCATTATTTGATTGTTGTGTAAATGTTACACCTTGTATTCTTAAATAATTTCCAGTAGTTTCGTCTAGGCTTAATGCCGTATCTGTTGCATTAAATATCATAAATTCAGCACCGTAAGATCCCGCCCTAAAACCAGAAACTGTATAACCTTTAATTCTATTAAATGTTGGTGAAAGTTTTGCATACAACGCTGGATAAGCCTTATCATATTTAATATTGAAAGTTGCTGCCTCTCTCATAATAGTCCCAAACTCTTCAAAATACATACTATACTTTGGAGGCTCAGAACTACTTATACCAGATAGGTACGTGCCTTGAATAACTCCACTCATTGCATATTTTCTAAAAGATTCTGTTGCATCAATCTCATCATCAAAAATTGAATTAACTGGAGTGTTGAGGGCAAACTGCGTATTCTGGCTATAGTTATTTGTAAGGGCATAGATGTTTTCAAACATAAGTCTTGAGGAACCACGAACAAATAGTGCCATGTTATTATACACAGGCAGTGGATCTTGGTCAACAACAGTTGCTAAAAGTGATCCGTTCATATAAATATGAAATCTTCTTGCGCTACCAATATTTTCATATTCGACCCCTATATCATAAACTGTAGGATTCTTTTCTGCAACCATCCTATATTGGCCAGTGAACTTGCCGTCGTCTACTATAATATTTCCTAAACCTTCCCAAATTTTTACAGGTATCGCATTTGATGATGCTGAATCTTTTTTAATTTTATAAAACATTACATTGTGAACATTTTGTTTTTCTAATGTTGTAACACTTGCACTTCCTAATGTACTTAGTTCAAGATAATACCCATTATTGTTTTCTGGATTTTTCATTACGGCTAACCCACCGCCACCACCAGAAATTGTTATATCCTTGTCTGGTGTTAATCCTGGAACAACAAAATAGTTAGTGCTTCCATTAGCAGTCTGTCCACGACTGTAACCATTTTCAATTTTTCCAATAATTCTCATTCTTGTTCCAAAGTGCTTGTATCTATTATCCAATGGCTTATATAAATATGAAACAAAGTCTCTTGGTTTATCTGTTGCTAAAAATGATGGACCTTGCATGACCAATGCTGAGGACTGGATAGTTCTAGGTTTTGTTTGTTTAAATGTATTAATGTCTGATTCTGAGTTATATGATGAAGACATAAAGTTTCTAATAACTCCAGTTCTTGTGCTCTTTTTTGCAAGTTCATTATTTTGACCAGCAACCCCTAGTTCTGTAGAAGGTACGGTTAAATTATTTTCAAATAAATATTGTGATTGCATCATGCAGCCACGAACATTATTGTTATCCATCCAGTATTCAGATAGTCCAGCGCTGTGTGATGTTATAGATGTTCCGAATTGGGCACGGCCATGAAGGGCGACATCACCATTTTTTAATTTTAAGAATCCATTAACTTCCTCATAATTTGGTACTGTGTATATTCTTACTACGCCAGTTGGATAAATTTTTCCATTAAATGGCAACGATGAAAAATAATATTGATATTCTTGGTTACTACTAATCCAGACATTACCTACACCAGAAACATTAAACTGTACAGCGTCATATTTTATAATTTCTCCATTGGAATAAAAATAGCCATTGTATCTTGATATCCAATATATGCCCTCACCAAAATCAATAACATTATTTATAACTTCTCTATTAACAACTGTTGGCAGGGTAGCAGGAAGATCAGAGTTCAATGGTATTGCAGAAAGAGTGTAACTTGATTGTGTTGCTGTTTCTCCATTGATAGATTTTGTATTTTCTGTTCCAGCAACTTCCCAGAGTAATACTGGCTTATATATCCAAGATCTTTCCATGTCAATTAAACTTGCTTGCTTAATTGTTCCGACAGATCGTTGTATATATTTTTCTGAATAATTAATTTTTCCATCATTATAAACTTTATTTTCTTGTGATGAAATTTCTAAAATATTTGGTAATATATCGTTATCAGATTCTTTTTCATTTCCAGACAAGATGATGTCTGTATCTCTTTGGTCTAATGTTGGCATGATGTAATCCTTGCTCATCATTACAAAATTATTATATTCATCAAAGAACATTGCAGTTTGTGTGGATACTGCTAGGTCTTGTAAAACTTCTGCCACGCTAACATCTGGTTCAATATAAAAGTATGGAATTATTAACTCTGTTTCGTCAGCAACTCTTTTAAATACATAGTTAGAAAAACCGATTGAATCTAATAGCATTGCTATGGCAGAACTTAAAGATACCCTTGTCATCAAAGTTTGTGGTGCGGTTATATTTTCAAAATAAAAAAACATATCTCTTAATTCTAAAGAAACTGTTTGATCTGTTGAGTTTATATCTGGAAAGCCATCTGAATATAATGTTTTTAGTGGAACATAATAATCCCAACCATCCACATTAAAAATAATATCATAAAACTTAAACTGTATATGCTTATCAATTAAATCTTTAATAATGCTATCGTTATTATTATAATTAAATGCATCATCGTAATCAAAGATGGTTATAGAACCCGTGGAGGCTAATAGTTGTCCTACTGGCATACCGCTTATTCCTAAATCAGATGCATTTTTCTTTAAAGAAAATTCCCTTACCTTATCAGAAATATCGGCACAAAGTCTTGGAGATATCTCAATTAGATCAAAGGTGCAATTTGGCTTATTCATTGTATCGACAACAAGCCTAATACCCTTAATCTTTTCAAACTCTCTAAACCTATATGCATTATTAACTGCATATTTAGGTGGGTTAGTCATGTCTGTAACAAAGTTTGTTAATCTATCTACGTCTGATTCCTCTAAATACCAGCCGTAATCTGGTGTAAATGTCTTATAGTCATTAAATTCATCTAACCAAATATGAAAGGTTCCAAGATCGTTTTCATTTTCAACAACTAAATATGAGTAACCGTTGAGTGCTTTTTCAGGCAACAGAGTTTCTGAAGAGTACTGTTCTGCAAAAATAAAGATATCTCTGTATTGTTTTGGTACCTTAAGTCCATATGCTAATTCTACGTATCCGTCATGGCTAATTATTGGGGTCCCGTCGCTTCTAGTGGAAGACTGTGTAAAAGAAATAACATCAGACCAAGAATTATTTTTTAACGCCTGGATCTTCCATTTGACTGGTGTTGCCTTTTTAGTATCTCCGTAAAAAGGATCTGATATTGATTCTGATGCAGAAGAAAATGTACCTAAATCTTTATTGCCTATATGCGTTTGCATTTTTATAATAATTCTATTTGCAGCAACTTCATCTTTATATACAACAAATGGTGCTGTATCTTCTATTGCATTTTCTCCATTTTTAGAAATGGATATACCATACTCTAAGCCATTCTCTGTTCTAAAAGATGTCCAATATTTAAAATAATCTTTTTTATCTGGCATATAGTAACGTGGTCTATTGGCCATATTTATATTTGGATGATGTAAATAGTTTCCTGGAAGGTACCTTGCCTTATTAATTCCAGATCTTGGTCTAAACATTTTAAAACAGTCCTCTAAAGAATAAATCATTTTTAATTTTTCTTTAGTTTGTTTTAATGTTACTGGCAAACCATCATCATCAAATCCACCGTCGATTACAATATCTGAGTCTGTTGCATTGTAATAAAATGGAATCAGCGTATCTTTATTTTCAGAAGGATCAAATGTACTTGGAATTAACTTATATACAGAGTCTGCTTGTGTTGGTCTATATCTATAGTTTCCAATTTTTGAAATATTGGTTGGAGAATTTAGATTCCATTCTGCTATTACTGCTGTTTTTGTTTTTACAACAGATGAGGTTTCTAAATGTTTTTTAAGGTCAAGATCTTCAAACATTATGCCTCTTCCAGACTAATTGAAATATCCCAAAAATCAAAATTGTTTCCGCCACGCTTGGTAACTGTATAAGAAAAATCTGAAAAGAATACTTCAACTAATTGATTGTATTGTGGAAGGTGTGCATATGCAGAATCGTCTTTGCCAAATACAGAGTATTTATCGTAAGCAAGATAGCACCAAAATGAACCCTGATGATTCTCATACCAATCTAATAACTCTACTCCGCCTGCGCCACCGTCACTTGTATATTGTTGTGATGAACTTGTAAATTGTGATTGACCGCTTGAATCAAAATCACCAGACAATGGGAATGATCTGGATGGTAAATTGGTATAGGAAAGAGAAATATTTAATTTATCAGCAATGTGATATGAGCGCATTCGGCCATTAATCATTCTTTCTCTTTTTTCAATTCTATTAGTTCCAAATTCTATTGGAGATCTGTTATCATCTGATAATATTAAAAATTGATCTAAATTTTCTGGGTCTACTTCTGAACCAGGGTTAGCATTTATTTCAAGTCCGTTGGGTATAT